ATATAATCTGTTTTCTTCTTGATAAAAACAATGCTTTATATCTTCCCAATCTGACTCAAACCCTTCACAGTTATCGCATAAAACCTTTAAATGCTTAATTTCTGTTGGCAATGAACCCTCAATCCATTCATGTAAAAGAAGTGTTAAATAAATCCCCCTTTGTCTCATCGACATTAATTTCACATTCATATCAGATAAAAAATCTCCTGCATACATATGAAATGAGGGTGCTTTATTTTCTAGTTTACTTGGCATCTATTCTCCCCTGATAATTATATCTTCAATTTTTACTTGAAAATGTTCTATTTTTGGAAATTTTTTTGTAATAAAAACAACATCTCCATTTAAGGACGATATTTTTCCATTAATAAAAATAGTATCTCCATCTAGGTTTAATGTTTTTGCGGTTACAGAATCTCCTATTTTATATCTTTCTGATGTCATTTTCTATCTCACTCATTCTTTGTGTATATATATTTCTTTGCTCATCTAGCTTTTCCTGACCTGAGTCTCTATACTCTTCTTCATCTGCTATTAATTCAAGAAAGTCATCGTATGGTAAAACTGCATATATTGTGCCTCTATCTTCCTTTACAACTTGAAGGTCTACTACGCTAGCATCAGGCTTAATCCAGCCAGCAATGTTTTTTCTGACCTTGCATTGAACTCTCCACTTTTTCTCAATCGCATTAATAACTACATCTACTTCTTTATTTTCTCCTAGCGCCCTACCATCACTACCATATGCCCTTTCTGAGTCTATTCCTTTCTCTTTAGCAAGATTTACAACCTCTCTTTCAAACCTATTGCCTTTTTGTTTACTTTTACTTGGCATTTATTTTTCCTTTAAATATTGTTTTATTAGGGGGAGTAAAAAAATCCCCATTAAAATACTCCCCCTTTTTGCACCTTTGATTAACAAAGGTCTATCAACGTAGCGAAAGACTATAATTATCACCTACAACAACATTTTCGACGTATGTGTATTTTGCATAAGAAGATACTTTTCCTGTTTTTGCATTTTTATGCGTCATATTTGTTGTTATTATATTGTGTCCATCTTTTTTTAATCTATGCACAATATCGGCAAGTCTAGTTATCCCAAACTCTTGTATTGCATACCAAGGAGTTATTTTTTTATTTTTTAATAAATAATCTAGGATAATGTCTTTTTGCGTTATTCTTTTAGAATGGCAAATCATCATCGTCCTCCTCTTGAGAGTCTTCTAAAGAACCATTTTGGGTTTCAAGAATTTCAACTTGAGCTAATTGAGGCCTCATTTCAACCTCTTGTTCTTTTATGTTCTTTTCTGCTCCGTTAACCGCCCTATGTAGTATCTCTGCATTTGCCATTGATTTCCAATTTTGATTATCAGATTTTTCAGAAAGCCATTTAATATAATCTAAAGGAAGTTCTCCCCACTCTTGACCCTTATATTTGCCAAAAGGAATAGGATTATTTCTTTGAGAATCCCAATTGCTTATTTCAGAAACTGACTCTTCTTTCATGCTAGCTTTGTGCGCTGCGGGATTATTTTTAGTAGTGTTTTCCTGCGCTTTGCGGTTTATTGTTTCGTGGCTTGTATTGTCCATACTATCAGCATCTTCGGTATCGTCTATTGCAAACAAACCATTAAGTGTATATTTTCTAGCATACGATGAAGTAGAACCTGTGATTTGACTATCGTCCATCCCCTTTTTTTGAACAGATTCCCTTGCCCATCCTGTAGTTGATATAGAGCCATTTCCATCGCTAATTACAGCAGTTGCTTTTATATAATTAAATGAACCAACGCATATTATTTCGTCAGAAACAGTAACATAGCACTTGGTTTCTTTAAGTAGCGATTTTAGGCCTTCAAATATATCTGAGGTATTTCTATAGTTATATTTGCCAAAATTATTTCTATGAGCCTTGCCCACTCGAAGGTTGGTTTGAATGTAGCTCAGCTTTTGGTTTATGTCCATCTTATCTATGTCCATCTTATCTCCTTTGTTGTTTGCTATTGTTGGTTGTTTGTTTTTAATGAAAATTTGTCTTCTTTAATTTCCATATATCCTTCAGGAGTATCTCCGCTGTTTTTGATATATTCCACAATTGCTTTTTTGTCAGGTTTTTCAATAACTCTTGTTGGAATTTGATTTTTATACGAAAACTCTATTAATGATTTTTCATCTCCAAATTCTCTATTGGTTCTTGAGGTCATCCTTAAAGTACCATGCGGAGTTTTAATAGTTTTCTTACCGCTTGCCATTTGGCTAATCATATAATTTTCTAATAAATTTGACCTATAAGATATTTGCTTTAAAACGGATTCTATTTTTCTTTCATAAAAATCATGCGATTCTATTTGTTTTTCTTTTATTGATTTTATTTCTGACTCTAGTTGATTTATTTTCCACAACATTTGGTCAGCATGAATCTCAGTATCTAAAACACTATCTTCGCCATCTAGTTCTTCTAGTGTAATTTCTAAATCGTTATTCATTGGAGTTATCCCCTTTAAGCGCTAAGTGTTGGTTGTTTTTTTTATCAATAACTACATTAAATCCTAAATTTTCTGCAATTTGACAAAACTTTATATAAAGCCTATCAAGGTCTTTTTTTGATGTCTTAGAAGTTCTTTCTATTCTTATTTTTAATAATTTTTCAGAACTATCAAGCATTAGCTGAACTCCTAACAACTATTTGATTAAAGTATCCACAATCTCCGTTATTTGCTTTGCAATTTTTTCCTGCAAAGCATTTATCAAGCTTCATTGTCATCTTTCCATTAATTCTTGTAAACATAACTCCAATGCACTTCCCCCCATTGTAGTTAGCGCATTCTTTTCTTGCTATTGATTCTGGTTTCTTCATTACTTCCTTTTAATTATTAGTTCTTTCACTATCGTTCAGAACTAATAATTAAAGAGTAGGTAATGGTTTGTATTCAGTGTCGCTTAAAAAATTTAAAAGCTCGGTTTTCATTATGATAAAATTTTTACCATTAGGCTTACTTGCTTTTAATTTTCCTGTTTGTATATACTGCCTAATTGTAGCGCTTGACACTCTTAACTCTTCAGCTACTTGATTAACTGTTAAAAAATCTCCCATATCAATTCCTTTATTTTTTGCGAAAATTTGTTTATTTTGCTTTTTATATAGCTTTGTTTATGTTTGTGTAGCTTTTAAGCTTGAATTAAACAATTATAAAGCTTATGTAAAGTTAATTCACATTTTGTTAAATAAAAACACTTTTTGCTATGAATGTAAAATATATTTTAAATAAAATAAAAATAAAACAAAATATTTATTCTAATATTGAATTATCAAAACTTTTGAAAGTATCGAAGTCTGCTGTTTTTAGTTGGAAATCTAAGCAGAATTGTTAATATTGTTACAATTGTAGATTTTTTTTAAGTTGTTTAATCAAGCTCTTTCTGCTCGATAATTCATTACCATTATATAATGTAACTCCATTATGTATGCTATGGGGTAATATTTGAAATAATCCATTACCGCCTTGATAGTTTACGATTGCAAATCCTTGTTGCCAATCATTTCTTGCGCTAAATGCTGGTACTATATTTGGCTCTATTCTAGCTACTGTTCCCGGGGAATACGCAACATATGTTCTAATACCCTTTCTAGGATGAACTGTTTTTTGGGCCATTTCATGCCTATGTATGTGTCCTACTATTTCAGAATTTCTAGCTTGAGCTAAGATTGCTTTTACAGTATCTGCATTTCCTTTTCTTGCAAGAGTGCCATGAGATACTCGCAAATTATCATTAAGCCAATACTCACCCGCTGGATACGGCCCTTTATATTCTACATCTAAACTATCAAGTGCTAGCAAGGTAGGTATGGTCATTTGGATTTTTTTTGGCTCATTTGCAGGTTTAAGATTGTACGCTGCTATTATATTTTTAGAAATAGCTTTGCTCATTCTTAATTCGTGATTGCCCTCTAAATAAATCATTTTATTACAATGTTTTCTAAATTCTTTTGTCCACCAATGTAATTCGTTAATAGCTGGCTGTGTTGTAAAAAAGAACTCTGGAGAAATCAAAAACTTATCAGACCATTCTGGTAAATCTAGCATATCTCCAAGATAAATTATAGTATCGGGCTTTTCTAGCTCAGCTACCTGCAAAACGCAATCAAGGGCATTTCTATCGTGAAAAGGGTCAAGCTTCCCCGTGTCTAAATTTTTTCTAAATCCAAATTGAGCATCAGGAACTATTAAAGCTTTCTTAAATTTTTTAGATAATTTACGTTTTTTATTTATTTTTTTAAATTTAATAGGAGCTATAGGAGTAATATGAGGAAACTCTACTTCAATTGGTTTTATTCTTACAAGCCAAGCTTTAACTTGAAATAATGGCCTATGGACAATTGCATCGCTTGTCTTCATGGCTGTTTCCCATTTATTTACAACATATCTATCAACTTTCCATATATCTGTGTCTACATCGCAAGAACGTAAAAGCTCATCTAAGGTTTTTGGATTTTTTTCGCCTCTATAGTCTAAAACCGCATAGTTGCCAATAACTTCAAAGTTTTTATTTTTTTTACCATCAAGTTGGTCTTCTATGTCAAAATTATCTAAAGATTCGTCATAAGCAGGCTCATACCCAGAGCGAAGATTTCTGTTTTGAGGAATTGATAATTTTCCACTTCTTTTTACACCCCTTATTTTTTCAGAAGAAAATACATCATTCGGAAATTCTTGGGACATTACATCTGAAACTTGGCCGTAAGTATATCCCTTAGCAATTAATTCAGAAACTCTTTTTAATTTTTTTTCAGACCAAAAAACAGATTTGCTTCGCATATATCATTTTCCGTATTTATTAACTATTTTAATAAAATGTTCTGGAGTACCAGCTCCTTTTTCAGAATTATAATATGCTTTCCAATAAACTGATTGTTCTTGTATCGTTCTGGGCAAGGGTTTTGGAACTCTCCAATAATGTAGTCTACATACTACGATTTGAGCTATTATGTTGGTTGTTAGTATATTTTTCCAATCTTCTTCTTTTGGATTAGTAAAATGACTCCAATCTAAATAACATATACTTGCAACTTTTTTTAAAAGACTCTGTCTATATTGCAAATAATCATTACATAAAGATACAGCTACCCAAGGTTCGCATTGCCAATGGCCTCTAGCTATATTTGAACCGCCTTTTTGCATTATGTATTTATATTTAGATTCAACTAATCCAGTATTGTAAATAAGAGATAATGCCTTATTGCTGTAATATTTTTCACCCATTTTTTCGAGGGTGTCTTTAATTACAGTCTTTATTTGCATTGAGTCTAACATTATTTCTTCAACAAAGCTTTAAATAGCTTAGGTATTAATACCATAAAAAAACTTTGAACTTTACTTAATACGTCTTCAAAAAACTTTTGCTCTTGTTTTTCATTCATTACTGGAAGATTAAGTTTTTTATTAAGCCAAGTAGCTAAGTCTTTTATATGGTCTCCAGATTTTATTTCATTTAACATCATTTGCTCTACGCTAGACATAACCAACGGCAAGTTATCTTCGATAGTATCTTCAGTAGTTTCTACTACCATTTTCTTTAATGCGTTTAAGTCCATTATATTAACCTCATTATTATGTTTATTATTATTGGCAAGCTAACCACAGCCACAGTACCTAAGACTTGCATCTTAGCAATTGATTTTTCGTGGTTCTCAACTTTGCCGTTTAATTTTTCTAAATGTTTTTCTACTCTATTTAAAACTGAATAAATGTTTTTAAGTCTTTCATCGTGCTT